CCAGTGTGCGATGCACCAGTAGGAACAACGACCGCAACAGGGTCTCGGCCAGGTTGCGAGCGATCATGGCCGCCATCTGCTCCTGGACGCTGAAGATGCGGTCCACGCCCAAGCTGCCGACCTGCTGGCCGACCAGCTGCGATTCGGCATTGGCCATCTGCAGGGCGGCGCCGCCACGGTCGGCCCGCACCTGGTCGAAGTAGGCCAGGAACGCGGCAGCATTCGTGCCCAGGTCCAGCGCCGGCACTGGCATCAGCGACTCGCCTACCGGCCCGGTGCCGTCCACCCGGATGACGCCGCTGGGCCGGCCGTTCAGCACGTCCTCGCGGTTCACGTTGTCGTTGATCGCCAGCCGTGCCAGGTTGCCGGCAGCCAGGTTGGCCAGCCACTGGCGCAGCGCCAGCGTTTTGGCGTCTTGTACGGTCTTGAGCCGGTCGAACAAGCTCAGCCCCCAGAACTGGTGCGGCTCCGGAAACGCCGTCCCGGCTGCGTAAGGGATGCGGGCAGCAGGTGCCTCCTCGAGGATCTCCTCACCGCCCAGCAGCGTGTAGGTGAGTTGGCCGTCCTTCCGGTCATAGACCCGCCAACAGTACACGCGCTCGGCCTGCCAGCTGGTGATGTCCGTCGATGGCTCGCCAGCACGCTGGCGCATGCCCGTCGTCTGGGCCTGATAGCCGTCCTCGGTCGGGATGCGTCGGACCTGGGCCTCGCTGTAGCCCAGCGCCACGAGCTCGCCGCGCGTGACCGGCCACCGCTCGGCCACAAAGGGGGCATCGTCGAGCACAATCGACTCGTGATCGGGGTCGACCACGAAGTTCAGCGGGTCGACCGGGGCCAGCCGCAGCCGGCGCACCGTCTGCCGCGACGTGACCTGCACGGCCCCCTCGTCGTCCGGTTCACTGACCTCGACGCCCGCCGTACCGGCCAGCAGCCGGGCCGCCTCGGGGCTCAACATCATCCGGCGGGTACTGACCCGCTCCTCGTCTTCGGTCCAGACCTTGATGATGCCGGCTTTGAGCAGCAGGGCGTCCTTGATCGCCGCCGCCAAGACCACGTAACCGCGGCCCTCCTCCATGATGGCACGGTTGACCGCCTCGGACTCGAGGCGAGCTTGCGCTTCGTCGCCTGGACCGTCGGCGTCGAACGTGCAGACCTGGTCGCCACAGAAGCTCGGCAGCAACTGGGCCTGAATGGCGTGAACCATGTCGGCCACGTCGGTGGACTGCAGCGCCGGCTGGCCGGCGATCTCGTCGCCACGTGGTCGGCCCAGGTAGTAGGCCAGCGCGGCGCGCCAGCCCTCGGGATCTGGACCATGATCGATGGCCCGGGTAATGCGGTCACGCAGGATCGCGGCGCGAGTGCGGTCGGTCATGCCATCACCATGCGGTCGAGGATCGAGTAGTCCAGTCTTTCCGGCTTCCGGCCCAGCAGACCGGCGTGCCACGTCACGGCGAAGTATCGCACCGAATCAGCCGCGTGGCTGGTGAAGTCGTGCCGGGGCTGCAGGGCATAGGTCTGGCGCTGCTCCTGGTACTCGGCGCGGTACTGGCGCAGGTACTCGAGCCCATCACCGCAGCCGTCACGATCCCACCACACCTGCGGGATCAGGGTCCGCACAGCCTCGATACCGTCCCGCACCGGGACGTTCGGCGCCACCACGCACCGTGCGCCGAGCTCCTCGAGGATGCCGCGCCTGGTGCGGCCGTTGGTGCTGTCGTGATGGTCGGCGTCGTGCGGCAGGATGTTGCGCGCCAGGTTCCAGCCGCGGCGCTGGGCCTCGGCCTGGATCTCCGCCCAGATGCGCGGCAGGGCCACGTTCTGCCACTCCCGCCACCAGATGGCGCGCAGTTCACGGCCGACGATCTGCCACGCCCACACGCTGGTGGCATCGGAGTAGCCGAGATCCCAGGACAGCAGCACCGGCGCCATGGGCTCGACCGGCACGCGCCCGATACGGCCAGCAGCCTCGGCCTCGGCGAGCACGGTGGCGTAGTAGGCGCCCTCGGTCGCAGCGTCCCAACTGCAGAGCATCTCCTGCTCGTACTTGTTCCGGCTCATCTCGCGCTGCATGGCCGCCAGTTCCGATGGCGGCAAGGCCCCGGTCTGTTCGGCGGTGTAGACGCCCGTGACCCAGTCTGGCAGAGCCTGGGCCTGTTGCCACAGCGACCAGAACAGGCCGACGCGGCCGCGTGGTGTGCCGATGATCAACCCGCGGCCGCCGTGGTCAGCCAGCGCCGGGCGGATGACGGCCTCCCAAGCGTAGGGCGCGATGTCGGCCACCTCGTCGAGCACGGCCGCCACCAGCCCCATGCCACGGATGCTGTCACCGTTGTCCGAGTCGGTGCCGAGCAGGTAGATGCGGCTGCCGTTCGGCAGTGTCAGCTTGAGCTCGCTGCGGTTGACCACGGACCCGGGCGGGGCGTTGCGCGCCAGTAGCTCGAGCGCGATGCGCCGGGCCTGGTCGCGCTGGGGCGCGATGTAGGCGGACACGCTGTCGGGGTGGGCCAGGGCCTGTTGCAGCAGCCACAGACAGGCCAGCACGGTCTTGCCGGCGCGTCGGTGGACCAGCAGGACGACGAACCGGTAGTGGGCCAGCTTGCGGGCGGCCTCGCGCTGCCAGCCGCGGAGCAGTGGCCTGGCGTCGATTACGTGAGCCGCAGCTGCCACGCGACCTGCACCTGCCCGGAATGTTCCGTAGCCCGTTGATCAGGCAGTACTTTGGCCAACAGACCTAGGCCGGCACGCACCTGGCTGTCGGACATTTCGCGTTCGCCGACGACGTGGGCCGTCAGGGCCTCGATGATGACGCCCGCGCGGATAGCGTCCTTGGCATGTTCTGCCTGGCGCTTGGTCAGGCGTCTAGCCATCGTGCCAGTACCAGCAATGTCAGGATGGCCCAGGTCGCGCGCACGACGCGGGCGGTGCGGCTCGGGACAGGCGTGGTGTTCCACAGGGCCGGAGCACTGTCCCGGCCGTGATGGTTGTCGATGGCATCGAGCAGCGAGTCGACGAGACGCGCCATCTTGTAGCGGCGCCGGTTCTCCCAGCTGAACCGCGACCAGGTCGTGACGGCACCGCCCCAGAGCACGACGTGCGTGCCGACGTTCAGGATGTAGACCGGCAGGTACAGCCACCAGGTCCAACCGGGCTTGTACTGCAGCGATGGCAGCTGGCGGAAGCCGAGCAGCCAGGCCCTGACGTTGTGCAGGTAGTGGCGCATGCAGTGGGTTCAGTTACCGTTCCCTGACGGTAGATAGATGTTTCCTGCCCATGTCCAGTTCATGACTGCTCATCTGCTGGTCAGATCCTGAACCTGAGCAGCGCCCCCCTTACCCCCCATGCACTGAACGCATGGGGGTGGGGGCATCTGCTGGCCGAGTCCCTCGCCCTCGCAGCTGGCGGATCCCTAACCCGCCCACGGTCTGACCGTGCCCGCCTTGACGATAGCACACAACGTGGTAGGGTAGACAAGTCCCCCGGTGCGGCTTCCCTACCGCATCGTGCCCGGCAGGCCCAGCCCAGACCTGACCGGGCTTTTTCTTGCCTGTTGACATCCGTCATAACATTTGTTCTGCTAGTCCAGCACCAGCATTCCGCTGGCTTTACCGGGGACAAATGAACATGGACCTACGTGCACTCGATCAATCCAAGTACCTGAAAGGCACCGACCTGCCAGCCAATGGGGTGATCGCCACCATTGGCGGGTTCAGCATCGAGCAGTTCGACGAGGGCCCGAAGCTCGTCATCAGCTGGGCCGCTCCGGCTGGCCTGAAACCGATGCTCTGCAACAAGACCAACCGCCAGCGGCTCATGGCCATCACCGGGACCAGCAACACGGACCTGATGATCGGCGCCCAGGTCTGGGTCTACTTCGACCAGTTCGTCGAGTACGGCGGCAAGATGGTCGGTGGCATTCGGCTGAAGGAAGCCCCGACGGCACCCGCGCAGGCCCCCCAGACCGCCGTACAGGCCCCACAGGCGCCGATCTCGCCCACCCCTGTACCCCAGCAGCGCCCCCCCGCGAATGACGTGCAGGCGGCCCTGGCACGCGCCAAGACCAGTCAGAGCCAGCGCGCCAAGATCGAGCAGGAGTGGGCGGGGCTGAACGCGCCGCCGTCTGACGACGAGGTGCCATTCTGATGGACACCTGCAAGTACTGCGGCCGGGAGGCTGGCCCGGACACGGATATCTGCACCGTGTGCCGGGAGCTCGATGCCGGCGGCGTGCCGGCACAAACACCACCGACCGTTCTGCGCCACCTGGCGGCCGGGCACGTCGTAGCGCTCGAAGCGGTCGGTCGGGACATCATCGACGACCGCTGCCCGGTCTGTGACGCGCCCGTGATGCGCGTCATGGCCGACGCACACCGCACACTGTTCAAGTTCGGGATCGGCGGTGCCTACCGCCACGAATGCGGGCAACCAGACCCGACCAGGCACCCTGGCGATCTGGCCCGCGAACGCCGCGACCGGGACGGCGACCAACTGGCCCGCCTCACCATGTACGTCGAAAGGGGACTGTGATGCACTGGGGTGAACTGGACCGCGACACTGAGCGCGAGTTGATACAGCTCGCCTCCGACCTTCTGAAGGCGGAGTCTGGAACGGGCAGACCGCCGCGCTGCGCCGCATGCTACTACTGGCGCGCATGGCAGCCGATTCAGGACAGCCTGGAATCGGGCGGGCACGGAGAATGCCGACGCCATGCACCGCCCCGAGAAATCGGGTTTGCGATCACTCGGGCTGACGACTGGTGCGGGAGTGGTCGCATGTTGACAATTGAGGAGCTGGCCTGGCGCATCTGGGATGAGCGACGGAAGCAGCCGGAGAAGG